TCTGGTGCAATAGGTATTTGTGAAGGGGCTTGATTTTGTGCAGAGACTTGTTGACCCATTGTTTGACCCACAGGTACACCTGACATAAAGGGAACCATTCCTGCGGCAGTTCCAGTGTTTGCATATTGCATTGCTGGTATTCCTTGCATAGACCTATTGCTTTCCCCTATAATAAAATTAAAACGTCGTCTAGCCTCAGCATCTGGATCAACATATATATCTGGAGGCACAATTTGTCGTGCTTGTGCATTTGGGTCACCAGTAATAATAGGTGCTTCTCCTTGATAAACAGAAACTGGTTGCGTTGGTTCTGTAACAACTTCATCTAGTATTTGTTCAGTTTGTTGTGGTGTAAGATTTTCACGTCGTACAACTGTACCATCAGGTAATCTAGCATATTTTTCATTTTCAAGTTGTTGTTGTGTTTTTTGTTGTTGTGCTTGTTGTTGTTTTATTTGTTGTGTATTTCCTTCTGCAATATCCTCATCTAAAATCTTTTCTACTTCTGCTGATGTAAGATTTTGATTAACACCCGCAGGGTCAAGACTCTGCAATGTTTCTATTCCCTCTTTATTAAAATCATTACTTCCAGGAGTTTTCTGTGCTTTTTCCACAGCACTCTTTGTCATTTGTTGCAATGCAGACTCCATTGCTTTTTCACGTAACTTTATTTGTCCTGCGGCGGTTTCTGCACTAGAGATACCTGCAGCTGCAGTAGCCCCACCAGCCAACAATCCAGAAGCGATTTGTCCAACAGCCTTTCTATTTTGTTGTTGTTGTGCTTTGTACTGTTGAAGTTCTGCCAACTGTCGTGCTTTGGCAAGTTCATCTAACTCTGCTATCTGTTGCTGAGCAGACTGTGTTGCTCGTGTGCGTGCCTGTGAAGCACCCTCTAACAATGCTTGTTGTCCTCGAAACGCAGACCCCTGCCCTATATCTCCAATCTGTTGTTGCTGTGCTTGTGCCTGCATTGCTTCACGCAACGATGTCTGTACAGGCTGTAACTGTTGCGACAAAATCTGTTGTTGTTGTGCTTTGTCCATTCCAAGCATACCCAACGCTTGTTGTCTCTCTAGTTGTTTCATACGGGTCTTCTGCTCAGGAGACAATCTATCAATAGTGCTTCCTGCTTGTATAGCCTGTCCAATACCCTTTTGTGTACCTTCCGCAAATGATTGCAAAATAAGAGAGAGCGTTAATGGATCCATTTTATTCCTCACATATAAAAACATTCAATGGAGACACTCCAAGAAACCTGTTGGCATTTCCCGGCATTACTCCACGCTGTTAGTCCTATTCCAAAGTTTAGTATTTCACTGGAAGAATCAAACAATAAATGTCCATTGGTATTAAATGTACCATCCAATAATACTGGTGTATTCGTACTACTTCCAGAATATGTATGCTCTAACTGCTCAGGCACTCTGTGATTCATTCCAACTGTATTTGTATCGTTCTTGTAAACAAAAAATCTTGTACCACCATCAGTACCATCACCATCACGAGGCGATTGATGATTCATCCACCACTGAAACAAAACTGTTTGTGGGTGTGTAATGTCTAGTTGTATGCAACTAAGTGGCACAAACTGTGTGCCATTTGAGTTAAAAGCAGTTGGCATCATCCAACGAGTCACAAAAGAAACATTCTGCCACGTACCACCACTATTCCTACCACCAAAAACACCAGAAACATTATTGGTGATGTTGGTAACAGAATCATATCTACCTCTCATAATATGAGCAGTCGTTATCCAGGAACTTGTGGTATTGACATCTGAAGAAGATAACTTCTGTGCCTTGTCTCTCATTGCATCCAGATTACCTTTTGTATCTGACGCAGTTAATGTTTCACCTGCCACCCAACTCTTTGGAAATGTAATAGACATTACTGATCCCTCATTAATAGATATGACAAGTCAGCACGATATATGTACATTTTGTGAACACCAGCACCACTCTCTTGTGTACTGGCCAAAGCATTGCCAGAAGATGTTGTGTCATAGATAGTCTCATAAATACCACGAACCATCAAACGAAGACCATACAATGTTGTGTCACTGGTAAACTTGTAATAATACTGACCATACCCCATACGTCTTCCTGGATACACAGCCTGATTGTGATTGTTTTCACGAAACTGTATAGCGTGGTAGTCCAATGAAGTTGCCTTCATATTACTTGTTGTGCTTCCATATCTCGTATTGGTTCCATCATTCAATGTATCTTCAAAGTCTGATTGCCCTGTCACTGGAGTATATGCACCACCACTAGATGTCTTCCATTCAAGCCACATCGTCCAACACAAACCCTGACGGTCTATATCAATCGGTGCATCTGTTTTATTGCCTGCTGTATCAAAATCATATTGCCAGTAGATACGAAGAATGTCATTCTGTGTGGCTGTAATCACAGTTGCTTGTGCTCCAACTTCTGTTGCTGAGATAGGTGTAGCATCTTCTGCATTTGTATTGGCATTGATTGTAAGAGTACCTGAATACAACGTATATGTATTGGCATCTTTTAAAATAATACCAGACCGACCGTGATTCGGATTGGTATTAAAAGAAGGCTGGTCTATTGCTTCATTTCGGAAGTTGTCTGCATCCAAAGTAAAAGCATTGTTTACTGCTGTAAACTGACCATTTAAATCTGATGCAGTCAGTTTGTCGCCACGTTTGATGCCAGTGTTATCTACGGTACTCATCGCCACCTTCCTATAAATAAATGAGATGGAGCACAAACATTAACAATGTTTACAGGAGTTGGAACAGAAACATTAGGTGGGTCATTTGTACCTTGTTGTATTTGTCTTATTTCTACGGTTGCTGTATGGTCACCACCCGTTGTTGGAAAATCAGCAATCAAGCGTACATTACCAACAGGCTGTGGCATCTTGTAACTGTCAAAGACCACAACACCATCCCAACGAAGTCGTACTTCAATGCCCTTTTGGCCTTCCTTTACAAGAGAGTTACTCCAACTATATTTTAAATAGTTGTTGTACAAAAACTTGTATTCCCAATGACACATACCATCTTTAAACTGTGTGACAGAAACACTGTCTATTTCTATCCAACCACCAGAATATGTTGCATAAGACATCCCTCGCCACTCTTTGTCAGAGCCTGTTGACGTATCAACCTTTACACTCATATCATTTGAGTTTGTAATCTGGACTTTGTGAAATGCACCAGCCACCAAAGATGTTTCATCAAGGAAGTCATCTGGTAAAGTTGTTCTATCCAAGTTTCCATTGAATGAAGATTTGTACGCATTGTATCCACTATTAAACTCTTTGTAGTCTACAATCGTATCTGCTCTTGGGTCTACTTCTGTCCACTTCTTGCTCATACCAATCTCTTCCCAGCAATAATACGAGTACCAGATACAGTATAGTCCACAGCATAACCAACAACAACAACATCTTTGGTTGTTTTAATCTTCCATTGAAACCACGAACAAGAGGCATTGTGAACATCAAAACGGATTGGTGTAACAATAGGCTCTTCCCAATACTTGTCTTTATCTAACAAAACCAAATCATATACATTCTGGTCAGCAAAGTCTGGCTTTTGTAACTTGACTGCTTTTGTTTTATACGAATTATGATAATCATAATCTTTAAAGATTTCCATTTCCAATGTAGTGTTACCACCTGTCCGAATAAACAAATACACCCCGTGTACTTTCTTCTTGTAAGAAGGGTCACCCATATCAAGCCAGGCTGAAGCCATTATGCTTGTTGGTGGGTCTTCATCTACAATGTTGCTTTCGTCCACCTTCTGACCCAATGCTCGTCTTTTGGAAACAACAAACAGTCCTGCTGGGTCATCATTGGTTGGTGCATCTTTTGTGTATCCAAAGATTAAATCCCCGGAAAAGTTTTTCACAATGTTACTCACAGGAAAATCTTCTCGTATAGACCAGACCTTTTTATCTGTATGATAGATTATTCCAATATTGTTTACCAATGAACCATCAACAGGGAAGTAACAATGCCATTCTCTGTGCTTCTCTGAGTATACCGCTGTTGCCAAAGTTATGTTGGTGGTGTTCATTCGGGCAATAGTATCTTGTATTGCTGTGGAGATTTTAACCACATTGGTAGTGTCTGAGATGGATCGTGACTGGGAAAC